CCTGCGCCGCCCGCACGCAACTGGACAACAGCATTGGTAATCAGGTAGTCAGGCGTGCCAGTTTCGGCGACGACGCTATATGGAACGCTACGGGGGTCGCGTGCGCAGTCAGTCAGTGTCTTTTTCAGAGACTTCAAACTCGGGTTCTTCATCTTGGCTCGCTGGGTCACGGAATTTCCTTCCAAAGAAAGAGGGGCGGTCTTTTTTCCACCGCTTGCGAAGTTTCATTAGTGCAGCTTGGAGAATGTCTTGTTCTCGGAGGCCGGTGAATCCATGATCTTTGTAGCCTTGCCAGACTTCTGGTTTGACTAGCTTCCACGCTTTCGCTGCGGCCTCATACTCCGGCGAAAGTTTCAGTTCATGCAGCCAAGTGAAAATCTCATCATACTTTGTTACCAGTATCCAAGTCGGATCACCTTCGGGCATCGTCACTTGACGCTCCGGCACCCCGGACTCAAGTAACAGATGCTTGACTTCGTTAATCAGACTTTGGACGCTTAGCCAGGAGTCTTGCATCGGCTTTCTCCAATTCCTTTATAAGCTCATCTTTGTCAAGCCGACTGTAATTATAGACATTGTTACTCCTAGCAAGATCACGGAGTTTCCGGTAACTCAACGCCGCGAGTGGGCATCTCGTTACATCGGCTAACCATTCTCTTACCCAGGTGATATTGGTATCGGGATCATCAAGTAGCTTTTTCAGTTCTTCCCGCTGCTTCTCGGTGCAGTCATCGTAGGCTCTACCGAACTCGCGGGATTCAGCCAGCCGAAGAATAGCTCTGCTATTTAGCTGCCTCTTCTTCAGCTTTTCCCTCAGCTTCTCTTTCATATTGGCTCGCGAGTTGTTTGAGCCGGAGTTCCATTACGCGGGCGTTGATTGTCAACGTCCGGCAGTATTGCTGATACAACAGCGCTTCATCTTCCTGAAAAGCACGCCCGTTATTCTGAACAACCCGATTGTGCATCTCTCGGAACATTAGCATCATGTGCTGGGAGACTGATGCCTCTAGCATGGCACGCTCTCTTTCGTGTCGCCGGGCTTCTCGTCATCAGGTTTGGCATTCCTCATCTTGTCCAAACCCTGCCTGACGACTAACTCATCGAATTCGGCCTGTGCTTTCAGCGTATTGCAGCATTGGTTATATAGCATCGCCTCGTCTTCAGTCATAGTCTTTTCTTGACCACTGAACTGCATGACGAGATTGAACATCGAGACTTGCACATCATCGTTCATTTCTCGCTCCAATTCTTCATGTTCGTCTGAAGCTCGAACTTGATAAGGGGCACCTTCGGCCTGAAGGATTCCACGACTTCCGTTGTCACGGCTTTGAGATTGGGTATCATTTCGGGTAACGTAGGACACATAACTTCGTCATGGATGTTACACGGCTGAACCAGCCATTTGTGAACACCACACGGCTGCAAGTCCCACATTCTCCGCTGAACCCGTTTCGTGATTGTAGCACCAGATGATTGAATAACGTGGTTAGTCGCTGCCCGCATGTTGGACGCCTGCACGTTGAAGGCAGCCGCGAAGATGGCAGATGACGTGGCACCGAATGCGGTCTGTTCACCACGTTCGGTTCGGCGGGTGACTTTGATCTTGGCTTGTCGCCAGTGTTTGGGTGGACTGTTTGCTAGTTCAAAGAGAGCTTTGCAGATTTGATTTTCGAGTACGAAATACCGACGGAAGCCGAACAGACTCTCGACGTAATCAGCAGGATCATGCCACTCGACTTTCGAGCCCAGGCCACCCGGCTGCCGCATCGAGCAGAAGTCTTCGAAGATTTTACGCTGTGCCCGTTTGATACCGGGTCTATCTCCGATGAACTTCTTGAATGCCAGTTCTGCAACATCGGGTGGGATGCCTTGTTTGTTGACGAGTGTGTTCCAGTCGCCGCCATAGATCAGCGAGAACACCCCAGCCTTGCCCGACTTATAATGGTCAGGTGATTGGCCTTTACTTGCCATGATCTGTTCATAAGTCTCATTAGGATAAATCTCCACGGCGAACATCGCGTGAATCTTTTTCCCAGACTTCAAGTCGGCACGCAATCGCTCGTCATCATACACTGCATCTGCCAGCACAACCTCGAAAGCATCGAAGTCGCCGCCAGCCAATTGATATCCAATATCAGCGAACGTAAAGCAGGCCCGCACTTCTACCCGGCTAGTGATCCCTTGTGCGTTCAACTCGTCTGTCCCAGACATACGAGAACTTAACGCCCCAATGACGATGAAAGATGCGTGGAATCGTTTCGCCAAGAGAATCTTCGCCATCATATCGGCATTGAACTTCCCTTGTCTGGCATCAAGAACCTCTTGTGCCCGAACAGCCGCAGGGTGTATTTGTCCGTCATCTGTACGCCACTCGGCTGCGATCTTCTCCAACACAACTTTCTTCGTCGAATTTCCGAAGCCCATTTTCTCGGTGTCATCCATCACCTGCGTAATGTAGGTGTAGGCCGCACCCGACGACATGGGCGTATTTTTGATCCTTGCCAATTCCTTCTGATATTCAATCTCAAGTCTAGGCAGATCAACTGCATAGCCTTTCCACCGGACGCAAGCCACACAGATCGCCAACTCGCTGTCATCGTCACCCGGCTCAATGTCGCCGAAGAAGTGATGCAGACCGCGTGTGTACGTTATGTCATCACCCGCATACGTGCGGGCTGGCTCATAGAACGCCCAATGGTTAATATGCTTCTGAATCAGTTCTGGCCATGCTTTCTTCCATCGCCCTGGACGCCCGACCGCCAGTGCGTAGGGTGCGTAGCCATGTTCATCAGGGAAGAACTCTTTCGGTGGCTCGATATCCCTGAACTTGAGTATTTTGTTTGCCTCACGCTTTAGAGCGTGCTTTGCCAATACCTTTAGGGCTCCCGACGCATGGAAGCCCAAAACCACATCTTTGAAATGTGGCTCACCCTCGATATCGAATATCTTCCAACGCGGGCCGTTCTGATCTTTCGACCGACTGAAGTAAATGTCGTCGATATGAACCCGTTTCTCCAACTCGTCCGCGAGCATCGTCGCCATCATTGACGGCACGCGGCGAATCCTGATATCCGATCTCTCCATCAACGACTGGTACGGTCCCTTCCGAGCGTGCAGCATCAAGTCCAGCGCTCGCTTGGGTTTGATCGTGACCGGGCTGAAGCGGGCTTTCTCTTCCAGGACCGCCAGTTCGTCGATGTGATCTTGAGGAATATGACTCCAGTCAGGATACGAAATGAACGTCGTATACAACTTGACAAGATGGAACCAGTCAAATACAAGATTGAATCCGCATACGTCCTGCGTGCAAATCCACTCAATCAACTCGATCGTCTCTGATATCGGCTGCTTCCACAAATCAACTAACTGAATCTCTCCGTCATCCACGGCGTACTGTAGGAGTACGGGCATTCCGTGCAATCCACAGGTTTCCGTGTCAAGGTAGATCATGTTAATCTCTCGGCGGCTTACCAGTCACAAACGATCCGATTACCAATATCACTAACCCTATTGCCAGGGCCAACGCTAGTTGGTCATCCATTTGGGCAATTGGGGTTCTTGACCGGCGGCTTCTTCGCAGGAGGCGCTACAGGCGGCTTGACTTCCGGGGCCGGTTGTCCATGTTCATGAACGGCCGGACAGCGTTCCTCTACACGCGGACACTCGCATTTTCCGCCTTGCTGGCAGCCACAGGTGCAGTCTTTGCTGCAATCACATTTCTCGCCGCGTCCGCACCCTTTGCCATTGTGGCAGTGGGCACATGACACCGTCTTGCTTTCGCAAGTGCATTCTGGTGAGCACCGATTGACTCCAGTACATTTGCATGAACCCTTGCCACACTTGCAGCCGTCGCAGCACCCACATTTCGTAGCACTGCAATTGCATGACTTGTGCGCCGCGCTCACCGATAATGCAACGTCGGCGTGACGCCAACAGAGGAACAGGCCGACGGCCGTGGCGAGAGCAAGCAGACACAGATATAAGCAATAACAGCGGCCACAGCCGCACCCTTCCGATTTGCAATGACTCATGGTTTCGACTCCAGATGTGACTTGATATCGGCGACTGTCATCTTGCCGACGGCTTTGTTCAAAAACGAATTGTCGTGCGTGATATTGGATATCATTCGGTCAAGAGAGAACTCAAGACCCCGCGGCCCAAGACAAGCCACCATCAGCCATTGAATGTGGGTCCAAGTGAACCACGATAAGACTCGCCACAAGAGGGCATACCACATATTAGAACTCCATTGGTGGGACAAAGCTCGGATGGAGCTTCTGAACGTCATCGAACAATTCCATTGAGGAAATCTCGCCCGTCATCCATGCGATCGCTCGCGTGTGCAGGCCGTAGCCCGCAGGTGACTTGGCTAAGATTTCGATCATGTCGAACCCTTCTTCGCGGGTTCGCGGTTTCTTTACCGTCGTGATCTTCTTCTTCCGTGGAGAAATGGACGCCGGCTTCTCGCCGCGTGCTTTCGATTCCTTGATCTTCTTGACGGCTTCATACTGTTCTATATCTGTTTTCAGAGTACAGAGCAGTTTGATTTGCTGCTGATTCAAAATCCCTGCTGCCGCTTCCTGTTGAATTTCAACAGGAAGTCGGAGCAGAGAATATCGAACCTGAACCCAGCCGCCACTAACACCAAGCATCTTTCCGACTTGCTCACGAGGGCACCCAGCGATATACAGGGCTTCAAGCGCCTTGGCTTCTTGCAAGATATTCAGGTCTTGGCGCTGGAGATTCTCAACCAAATTCAAGACGCGAGCCTTGACTTCGGTATCAATGTCCAGACGAACCATTGCTGGTATCGTTGTTTTGCCGAGAATCTTGAACGCCGTGAATCTACGGTGTCCAGCGACAATTCGGTATTTGAATCTAGCGGGTAGACCGCCCTTTACAGTGTCTGCCGGTTGCACGGAGATAGGAAACTGTAAGCCGGTCGTCTCGATACTTTTTGCGAGATCGGCAACGTCGATAGGGGCAATCTGCCCCCGCGAGTTGAATTCCGAGTCGCAGTAAATCTCGCTGATCGGCAATTCAAATACTTGATGGGTGACGGACTCGTTCATGGTTCTACACCTTTCGGGTGGTCATTCGATATTGAATATCACCTACGGAGCAGGAGTAGAAGCGGGAGTAAAGACAGGAAGATCAGGGGATTCAGGTGCGAAGGGAAACGATTGCGCCTTCGGGGCATCCTCCAATCTAATCAAAAACGGATACCGACGATTCGTGTAGTCGTAACTGATGCCACGCAACGCGGACGGCCGCAGATCGGCCACATCAGACGGCGACATTTTCTTCAGTTCGTCAAGTGTCGGCTGCTTCTGTGCCGGATCGACAATCCATCCGACTTTCGCACCGTCCGCCCATCCACGCAGGCGACGAATCGGAACGATAAGGTTGAAGCCTTCACCTGCACCGCGGACGAGTGTGCCGACGTACTTCCCGTCTGACTTCAGAAACACGCCACCACCAGACGATCCTGGGAACGCGGTCGCTGTAGTCTGGTCGAACACAACACCTTCACCGCCAGCAAGGTCCAGAACTCGTCCCGTCTGGCTGATGATACCCGTAGTCAGGGAGTTCGCCCCAACCTGTCCGAGTAACGACCCGACGTGATAGAGTTCGGTGCCGATGGCCGGTACGTCATCACCCAGATAAAACTCGACGGTCGCCTTTGTGAAGTTATACTTTCTCACTTGAAGCAGTGCGAGATCGTCGCCGAGATCGGCGTCGGAGAATCGCAGCACGCGGGCGATGAAGCTCGTTTCACCAACTTTGCGTCCATCTTGCTGGAACTCCTGCACGAGTCCAACATCGTCAAAGCCGACGACTTTCAGTTCTTTGCCGTCTTTGATCTCCGTTCGCGTTTTCTTCAAGTGGTCGATGACGTGACCTGCCGTGATGATAAACGTAACGTCCCGGCCTTCGATATTTCGCGTGATGAACACGCCAGAACCCTGCGAACGTCCGGCCTTGATCGTGACTGATGCGCTTTGCAGTTTGTCAGTCAAGTCGCTGCCGAAACTGATATTCGAGATCAAAAGAGCCGTAACGGTCAAAAGTGACAAAAGCATCCGTTTCATGAAATGTCTCCGTTGTCGTTGATAGTTCCCTTCTACGATTTTCATAGACGCGAAGGTATACGCCTACATCCCCATCTCCGGTGCAGCCAACACAGTCTGATACCGCTGCGGGCCAAGACGTTCTTGCTCGGCATCCTTGAGCTTGACATGCAATCTCCAAGTGATACCGTACTTTTCATTGACTCCGTGGATCAACTGCGACGGTTCCCGATAGCCAGAGAATGACTCATAGCCATACGGATTTGTGCCAATCCACGCCCCGTTGATGATGGTTTCACAATTGAGATCGGACATCACCGAGTTCATGTGGAAGTGACCGAACACGAAGTATTTCACTTGCGTGCCCGTCATCGCATTGTGCAACGCAACTAATCGCCGCGTCTTTCGTTCCAGCCCATAAAACGGGATGGAGTTCCACGATTTGATATCGTCGCCGTGTGCGATGAAGAAGTTGTGACCCTCGATGTTCGTAACCACGGAAAAGCATTCCGGGATATGGAACGTGACGTTGGTCAGGTTTGCACAATGCTGCTTGGCAATCTCCGATATCAAATAGTCCCAGTTGTCCCACGGACCATTGTAGTCTTTCTTGATACTCCGACGGCCATGATTACCTGGGATGCACAACACTTCAATCTCTTTGAAGTACGGTGCAAGGTCGCGGATCATCAGGGCTTGCATCTGCCCGATCTGCAATGCGTTGCGGAACATATTCCGGTTCTCCGAGTGGCCGACGCCACCGTGGATTTCGCCGGACGTGTGATCCCCGTAGCTCAAGATAACGAGTTTGTCGAATTGATAATTGACGAGCGTCTTCTGCGTGAACTGGAGTACGGTATCAACGTACTTCTCCGCCCGGCACAAGGCCACACTCATATTGTACGTTTCGAGCCCGCCAACCATGTGAGGCAGGACAGTCTCGTCTGCATGTTCGTCCGACAAGTGCATCACGAGCGTTTCGTGGTGCGTCTTTTCAGGACCATTTCGATAATCGGTGGCCGGTGGAAGCGCATCCAGCGGACTCACAATCGCGTGCATTTCTTCGACAAGAGAGCGATAGATGCCATGCTGTTTGACGGCAGCTTTCAGTTCGCGAGAAATCGCAGTTTTCTCTTCTGTCAACAGAACTACCTTTGACTGTAAGGCCAGAGTTTGCTTCGCGTCCCTGGACATCTTGATGGTGTTGCGAAGCTCTTTGGCCTTCTCGTTCGCGGCCGTCAACTTCTCATTCGCAGCATCAAGTTGTTCCTGCAACTCTTCCACTTTTGCCATGACAGTGCCTTCTTCGTTCCTCGGAGTACCAATTGATATTAGGAGCGAACAATGAATGCGTTACCTTCACAAATGGCACCGCCGAACCGCCCACCATATTCAACGTATCCGTTCACGATGTTCATGTTCAAGCAGACTTCCATTCGGCCAGCCAAACGACGAATTGCCCAACGACGAAATGCGTTCATGTACCAAAACATGATTGTCTCCTGAAAGGGTTCAATTGATATTTAGTATCACCACTTCCGTTTAAGTTCTGTCCGCCAGCACCCATTGATGCAAGACGTAATGCGTTCATAGTCGTGGCCCATCTTAACCCACGAGCCGACAGTCTTGTAGCTCAAGGTGCAGTCATTGCCCATCGGACTATGAATGACGGGCTCGATCTTGATATCAGTTATGAACAGTTGCTCGATGACGTGATCGTAGTTCTGGGAACACCGCCAACAGTTCAGGCTTAGTTCATCTACGACTTCATCAAGTCGCATCTTGACGCCGGTTAAGTTTCCGTGGATTCCCCGGAAGTATGATCTGATTTTCCCGTAGAATCTCTCCGGGACAGTAAGACCACCCTTCCAATTCGATATATCCACGACTTGATATCGAAGATCAAGTTCACCCTTGAAGTATTTCAAGAATGCACCGAACACGTCACCCGACACGATAATCGGGCCTTCGGGCGGTGGCGTAGACGATACTCCACTCGGCATCGGTGGAAGCGGACATAAGCAGCCCTGCCCGTTGCATAATCGGCAGGGTTCAGAGCCTCGTAATCCGACGTACACCTTGGAACCCTTACAATCGGGGCAAACTTGGGGACAAGATTTTGGGTCAGAACAGGTGACACACATTAGCCACCCCGCTTTTCTTCGAGCTTCTTGATCCTATCCATCGTGTCTTTCAATAATGCCCTTTTCGTTTCATCCACTTGAGACTTCTTTTCGTCGAGCGGAATTTGACCAGTCTCTTGCAAGAATTCACGCATTCGTTGTGCCTCTTCAGGACTTGGCATTAGAATACCCTTGCATCAGTTGATTCGAGTGCTACCTGGAGTTGTCCAAGTGTCATCGCCTGCAACTGCCGTTTCTTCTTGAGGTTATCCAATATCAATCTGTCCGTCGGAAGGTGACAGAGATCGCAGATCATTGCACCACGATTGATATTCATTCCCAGTCGGTGAATACGTTCTTCCGATTGGATTCTCGACTCTGCGTTGAAGTCATTCGAGTAGTAAGTAATGATCGGCGATGCCGTCAACGTGAGTCCCATACCGGCCGCACCGGGCTGACCTATGAATGCCATACGCGGATATTGCTCTTGCATATCCTGGAATAGCGTTAATGGATCACCCTCAAGGGACGATTCGTTGTATCGCTGTTGATACCAGCCTCTTCCATCCACTCGGATGATATCCCAGCCTTCTTGCTTTGCGATACGGACGCATCGGTCGATTGACGCCTGGAACCCACCATATACGACGACTCGACCGACATCATCGTATTCGTCAAGAATGTCCCGAAGCGCTTGTTCTTTTGGACACTCGATCTCTTTTGCAACGCGAGTGAACAGGTCTTCTTCGCCGGTGGCATTACACCGCCAGCAATCAACTTCCTGCTCCATGAAGAACTTCGCTTGGAAGTCAGTCTCCGACATTTCGGCTGACAAACCCCATAGCTCTCCACTGTCCAGCATTCCGACATACTCCGGCTTCGGGACCGTTTCCCGCATCCGTTTCGTGCCTTCGCACAACGTACACTTGCCGCGGCCATTCGGTATCGCTTCGTACTGAAAGCCGTCCGACAACTCCCGCAACAGAATCAGGGCGTTCGCCGCACGCGACTCGCGTGCCGTGATTGCCTGTGCCGCACGCAGGAGACTCTTCGACGGCTCGCAGTCAATAACCCGATACTGCTTATCAGGCAGTTGCAGGCAGTCACGTTTGAATCGGACGAGCACAAGCCCTTGCATTCGCTTGTACAACTCGGCGACTTCGTTGACTGACTGTTTGAATTCGTGCTCGTCGCCACCACACATTGCGGCAAGATCGCCGGGCTTACAGTGATCGGGATGATCCTCGAATTGTCCGCAAATGGCACAACGACGTTCGTCGTCAAGCCACGCTACCTTCTGCAAGAACTTGCTGCCTTGCAGACTCTCGGCCTCTTTCCAGATACCCAATCTCTTTTTGAACTTGTCAACGTCGCCTTCTTTCAGGAAGCCAGGACACGCGACTTCGCATTGATGCCACCAATCGGTCGGAGCCTTCGGGGCTGGCGACCCTGACATCAATATCACATAGCCCTCTTCTCCCCAATCGGACCTGATCCCGTCTGCAAGAGCTTTCGCAGCTTGACTACGTTTGGCCGTCGGATTTTTGATCCGGCTCGACTCATCGAAGAATACTCCGCGAGGAGCCTTCTGTCCGGCTGGCCAGTTCTTGATCTCTTTGACGAGCCCCTCATAGGTCATCATCCTCGGCTTGACGCGGCATTTCCAGACTCGGAGTTCACGTTCGACGGACTTGAGAGCCCCACGCGGTGCGACGTACCACCAGTCGCTATGTCCACTACTTTCCATTGTCTCGATAGCAGAGAGAGTTTTTCCGACACCCATCTCTCCCGCATCAATACAATAGTGGCGGGCCAACTCGAATGCTGTCGCAACCACTTGGTGATCGCGCATGTCTTCGCGGAGCTTCGCGTATGCCCCGATCGGCGTGTCGTATTTTGCATAAGGATTCCCGCCCATCAAGAAGTCAAGTTGAAACATATTCCTTGGATTGATAGGTATTGACCATACCTTACATGCCCCGATAGTGGATATCAACCACTTCTTTTCGCCCTCTTCTTTGTATCCGTGATAAGCGGCACCCTCGAACGCCTTTATTTCGGCCATCAAGGATGGATTGTATGAGAAACTGAAATACAGTCGATCGCCCGATTTCATCTGAATGACTGGATATCTTCGATTGCCCACTTGCAATTTGATCTTGGTTATTTCGTCGCTCATGGTTTGTGCTCAAGGTAGAAGGTGTTATCACGCTGGGTGATCTTCCTATAATCAAACCAGATATCGCCGAGACCGACCTTCTCAAAGAATAAGATCAGTTGGTCGAAGAGAAAAATTAGCTCGAACGGGGAAGTTAGTGTGCAACATTCTATGGCGGACTGTCTATATTTATCAAGCGTCCCACTCATGACGGCAACACGTTCCCCGTCCGAGCCACCCTCGGAGCAGGTCACGTCGAGATTTGTTCGCTCCCTGATATTGAGTATCAACTCTGCATCACACTCAATAAGGAAACCAAAATGCAAATGCGTCAGAATCGAACGGGCGTCACGCAACGCCGCCAGTGGACGATCCGCGTCTTGTCGATTGTGAAAGCCCGCAATCCCGGCAATGTACCGGGCGTGCGGGCTTAGGTTTCTGTGAAGTCTGTCAACACCTGTCAACGGACTATAACCAATGTGTTCTTTGCTACCGCGTATCAAATTCTCAATGGAGATATTACTAGCCGATATCGGATATATTTTCATAATGCCCACAGGCGGGGATCGAACCCGCGACCCCAGGACTAACACGCCCTGGCTCTGCCGTCTGAGTTACTGTAGGCCATAACGACTATCAGGCCGGTGTGGACAGTGTCGGCTGTATCAGTGCCTAGCGCCACTCCGTTTCCCGTACTTTGGCTGGTCGCCTTTGGGTGATATGCCCGCACGCTAAGGCCGTTTCCGGTGACGTTCCCGCTCGTCCTGCTCCTACCTGATACTACTACTACCTAATAGTACCTGATCGGTAGGGAATCGAACCCCACACGCCCAGTATCTTTTTCAAATGGTGATCCGCGCGGACTTTACCATTCAAACTAACTGGCTCTTCCAAGGCGACCAAGTATCAATTACCGAGTGCGACCGCCAGCAGTCCCGCCGGTGACTGTTTCGACTTCCGAACCCTTCTCGGCACGGAACTTATTCGAGGCTTCGGTGAAGTCATCAGCACTTGGCATATTCTCGAACGGGGCGCTCGACGGATTGCAGACGGGGCCATGCCACGAATACTTGGCTGTCTTGATGAGTTCAGCAGACAGCGTGGCACCCTTCCTCATGCGGGCGTAGACATTCTTCGCCGCACGACGGGCCGTCTTGGATGACATGAAGAACGTGACGAAGGCTTCGGCGGAAGGCACATAGAGCAAGAATTCGGGGCCGTACATACAGCCTGAATCCTTGACATTGGACTCCGCCATGATCTTCTTGAATTCGACATCGTTCGGGTCGAACTTCGTGATGATCGAGTTGTCCTTCTCGACGCGGAGAGCTTTCGCTCGTCCATCGACGATAACGACATCGACACTCTTGCCCAGGTCTTCGATCACGTCTTTTGAGCGAACGATCCCATAGCAACCAATGCCAATCTTGCCTTCCTTCGCTGCCGTCGAATTGCCACCATACAACTGGAGGCGAGGCAGGAAGTCGCCGGCCGTTGAGACCAGGGCGAAATCTTCTGGCGACATTGTGGCGATTTCGCCACCGACGCCGGCAGGAACCAGATCGGTTCCAGTGTTGTCGAAAACTGCATCATCAATTTGAGACTGGGTATCTTCGGTGTGAAGTTGAGGTGTCATGTGAATGTTCCAGGTTGAAAGAGAAGAACGCCGGGCGAGATATTGGATATCTCGCCCGGCGGCGATTGTCAATCGTGATTACGCACTGCAAATTAGGCAGTGACGACGCCGGCTTTGGCCTTGATTTCCGCGGCTTTGTCCACGGCTTCCTTCGCAGCCTTGTCGGCCTTCTCGACATCGCGGCGAGCCTTCGCTTCCGCGACTTCCTTCTTCCGCTGCTCGTACTTCGCCTTCTGCGTCGCTTCACTGTCCTTGTCGCGGTTCAGGAACCACTTCACGGCGAGAGCGAATCCCGCAGCCGCGGTCGTGACGCCTTCGGCGGAGCACATCGCGGGGCCGACGGACGGCTTGTCCATTTCGGCTTCGGCATCTTTCTTCGAACGCAGGTGGCTGACCGGCTGGAAGCTCGCTTCGTCAGCGGCCTTTCCAGAACGGGCGGCAGCACGCAGTTCCTTGATCCGGTTGTTGATCGCCGGAACGAACTCCGCACTGTTCTGCGCCATCGCAGCGTCGAGGAAGTTCAACTGCTCATCTTTCGGCAACTTCGACAACGCAGCGGCGTTGCTGATACCGATATCACCGTTGTCCACTGCGGTCTGAATGTCAGGCAGCAGTTTCAACAGTCCGAGGCGCTGGTCGATCCACGCGGGCGACTGGCTGACTCGTTCGGCGAGATCGGCCTTCGTCATCGTGGGGTTCATCACGAGCAGGCGCTGAAGCGCCTTCGTGAATTCGACAGGCTTCGTATCAACGCGAGCCAGGTTGGCGACGATCTGCGATTCGAGAGTGGCGATATCATCCGTCGTGCGGACGTTCACCGGAATCGTTTCGAGACCGAGGTCAAGGGCACAAGAATAACGGTGCAGTCCGTCCACGATTTCGTAGTACGGGGTGCCCTTCTCGTCGTTCTTCTCGCGGACGCTGATGGGGTTGATGAAGCCCTGTTGCTTCACGGAGTCCCGCATCGAAATGTACTTTTCGTCCTCTTTGTCAACGCCACGCAAGGCCACTTGGTTCTCGCGGACGCTGGTCAGGGGGACTTCTCGGAGGTCGTACTTGTTCGACATGGTCAAGTTTTCCTTGATGATTGGATATCGGATATCTTCTATCCGGTATCAGGCCACAGTGAGATCGAGTATTTGTCTCAAATATCAATATCACAATTAACCCCATCTAGGTGCAACCCTTGACAATTATTCTACAGCAATTTTCGGCACGACACCAAAAATTATTTTGACTTTCCATAAGTCGTTACGCCATATAGACTTACGGCGAATTTTCGAGAATTGCGAAACGGCGCATATATAAGAGGTGAACCGACGGGGCGAAACTGGAAACAGTCAGCCGACGAAAACAGTCTGTATATAGTCAAGTCGTTTGCCTGTAACGGTTTGCGCCGGGTCGATTGCCTGAAACCAGATCGGCGCGCCTTATCCCCTATAATCCCTCTTTTCCTTTTTATCCTCTCATAATGTAATATAGAAAACAGTCAATTGAGTAAATGAGTTAAGTCGTTGCGCCGTATAGACTTACGTTTAATACTGGAATTCCAAAAAAGTATTTTTGTGCGGGTCGATTTTCTGCTGTAGAATAGTTGAGGCGTCTACTTGACGACCTGCGGTGATATTGATATTGGTAGACTTTCGTTCCTGATATCGGATATCACCAAAGGAATTACCGTGGTCACTAGAACCCAAGCGGTCAAGAAATACTTGGCAGCTAAAGCCCCGATTGACCTTGCGTCCCTCTACTCGCCTGATATGGAATGTCAGGTACTCGTAGCCCAAGATGGCGGCGAGCGAGTGGAAGGTGAGTACAAGGGACACGCATGGAGCGCGTGGACAGACGGGAGCCAGACATGGAAGAATTTCCGAATCCCGCTTCACGCGAACACAAAACCAGAGTATGAAGACCGCGAGATCAAATTTGATCTTGAGGTTCATGCCGATGGTATCGGGATGACCGGGTGGGACTGGAAACACTTGAAATCTCGTTGGGTCGCTTATGACTTCGACGCGATCATGGGGCATAGCGACAAGCACGAACAGAAGTTGAGTGATACTCAACTCCAAGAGGTGCAAGATGCCGCGTGCAAAATCCCCTGGGTCACTGTCAGACGATCAACGTCAGGCAATGGACTCCATCTGTACGTCTTTGTGGATGGGGTAGACACGGAGAATCATAATGAACATGCCGCACTTGCCAGAGCTATCCTATCCAAAATGTCGGCAATTACCGGCTTCGACTTTGATAGCCGCGTTGATAATTGTGGCGGAAACATTTGGATTTGGCACCGTAAGTTTGAGCGGGCCGGTGGAAGAACTGGTCCCGGACTCAAACTCATCAAGCAAGGTGAAGTGATATCGGATATCCCGCCCAACTGGCGAGATCATATCAAAGTCGCGTCGGGCCAGAGCAAACGGACAGCACCCGGCTTCGTAGGGACAGGCGAGATAAGTAGTTTTGAAGAATTCTGCGGGATGCAGACTGTCACGCCTCTTGACGACGAACATAAGAAATTGTTCGCGTATCTGGATGAAGTAGGGGCAATGTGGTGGTTCAACACGGACCTTCACATGCTCGTGTGCCACACGTCAGACTTAAAGAAGGCACACGATCAATTGTCCATGCGTGGCGTCTTTGAGACTGCCTCACTCGGACGTGAGCACGGCGTTGACCAGAACTGCTATGCGTTTCCGCTGCGCCGTGGTGCGTGGGTCGTAAGACGCCACACGCCCGGCGTACACGAGCATGAATCGTGGGACCAGGACGCAAGCGGCTGGACACGATGTTACCTGAACAAAGAGCCCGATCTAAAGACGGCTGCCAGATTCAACGGGGCGACCGAGAATGAGAAGGGCGGATTCATATTCAAAGAGGCCGAGATAGCCGGTAAGGCAGCCCAAGAACTTGGAGCGGCTATCGACATTCCGGCTCTGATTAACACTAGACCTGCGATGCTCAAGCCGCACAAAGATGGGCGACTCGTAATCACGGTTGACAGGCAAGCCAACGATCCGTCCGACAAGATGAACGGATGGACCGAAGAAAAAGGCAAGTGGGTTCGGATATTGAATATCAGAACTCAGCCGCAGGAAGAATCAGACGTTGGCAATTACGAGGATATGGTTCGCCACATCGTCTCGCAAGGAAGCCAGGACGCCGGATGGGTTATCAAGAGCGATGGAACATGGAATCTGGAACGCCTTGAACACGTCAAGGCAGTCCTGCTCTCCACTGGGCTCAAACCCAGAGATATGTCAGCCGTTCTTGGAAACAGTATTCTGAAGAAGTGGAAACTTGTGAACAAACCGTTCGCATCAGAATATCCAGGAGATCGTGAATGGAATCGAAATGCTGCCCAGTTGGCATATACCCCTAGTCAGGACGTTGATAATCTCCACTATCCAACTTGGAACCAGTTATTGAAACATGCAGGTACGGGACTCGATGAGGCCGTCCTGGCAAACAACTGGTGCCGAGAGAGCAGTATCAAAACCGGAGGTGAATATCTTCGTTGCTGGGTCGCGTCAATGATCCAGCACCCGATGAAGAATCTCCCGTATCTTTTCTTCTATTCAGAAGCACAAGTGACCGGGAAGAGTACGTTCCATCAAGCGATTCGGATTCTGATGAAGCGTGGTGCAGCGGACGCAGGAACAGCCCTTTTGAATCCGCAGGGATTCAATAGTGAGATTGAAAGTGCAGTCCTGTGCTACATTGAAGAAGTTGATCTCCGAGCCACGAAGTCCAGCATCGCTTATAACCGAATCAAGAACTGGGTAACGGCCGACGAGATACTGATTCATCCGAAAGGGAAGACTCCGTATCTTTTGCCGAATACCAGCCACTGGATTCAGTGCGGAAATAGAGTCGAATACTGTCCTGTGTTTCCAGGTGATACCCGTATCACCATGATTCATGTTCCCACGTTTCAACCCAATGAATACATAGAAAAGGAAGAATTACTTTCACGGCTACAAAAAGAGGCTCCCGACTTTCTTGCCGCGATCCTCAAACTTGAATTGCCGTATTGCAGCGATCGGCTTGGAATTCCGGTCCTCAACACCGAAGACAAGAAACAAGTCCAAAAGACGCACCAGAACGAACTGGAATCATTCCTTGAGGAATGTACCTTTCCGGCTCCGGGCCAGCATATCAAGTTCAGCGAATTCTATGACAGGTTCTTAGAATGGCTTGACCCGATTGCGGTGCAGAATTGGTCGAAGATCAAAATGGGTCGTCTGATGCCCATGCAATTCCCGAAGGGGAGAATCGCCGCAGATGCAGGGCAATTCTACTTCGGCAATCTGTCATGGACAGTTCCGACCGAACAATCTACCCAAAAGTACGCCCTTCAAGGGCAAATGCTCGTACTCCAAAACCTGTAGGCAAGACCTGATATTCGATATCAGATCGAACTGCCTCTTTTTAAGGATGAAGGATATGTACAGGGGACGGAAGATGCCCACAATCGTAGCCTTTGGCCATCGCTCTGCGGTGGGAAAAGATACCAGTGTCAAGTTCTTGTCAACTCTGCTCTCAACGAGAGGGAAGAAGGTTCAGCATGTGTCGTTCGCGGCCCCGCTGAAAGAAGTCTGCTTCACGTTGTACGGATGGGCGGGCTTGAAGCGCGGAGTTCACTACGAAAACCACCGCGAGGATCGTGACAAAATCATTCCTCATCTCAATAAGACCCCAGTTGAAATTTGGGTCGAAGTCGGTAACAAACTCCGAGAAGTATATGAACCAACGTGGATTGATCTCACACTCCGAACCCAATACAAAGCCGACTTCCTCTTCGTATCTGACCTCAGATATCCAAACGAAGTTACTGCGATACAGGAGTTGGGCGGCTATTACTACAAAGTTAACAACAGCCGAGCGCCGATCCGTGACACCAAAGCCGACAACGCCCTGCAAGGGTACGCCGACTGGTATGGATACGTCTTCAATGAGAAATCGTTGGATGACCTTAATACGGCAATGGGCGAACTCGCTAATGACCTTTTGAACGGCGTTCCGCCGAAGAGTAAGGTCTACGGAGAGGCTGGTATCTGATGGCTCGCTTCGAAGGTCGAAGCCCACACTCATCGCTCGTCCATCTTAACGGCAATCTCTTTTGTGCGATTGACGTTGAGACGACGGGTGAAGTGGTTGGGTATCATGAGATATGGCAGATTGCAATACTGCCACTTGATATCAATATCAAGCCGCTCCAAACGGTTCTTCCGTTCTACATTGAACTGAAGCTCCGTCGCCCGGAGAACATTGACAAGAAGGCGATCAAAGTGAGTCGGATCGACTTCGCCAATTATCAGCTTCGAGCGATCGACCCCGATAAGGCAGTCGATTTGTTTGAAGATTGGTACGCACAACTGGAGTTGCCCCTTAGTCGGAAGTTAGTGCCCCTCGCCCAGAATTGGCCATTCGACCGCGGATTCGTGGAAGAGTGGTTAGGGCCAGAGCACTTCAAAAGGTACTTCCATTACCACTTCCGGGACACGATGTCCACAGCCCAGTTCCTCAATGACCGGGCAGATGCGTACTCGGAGAAGATTCCTTTTCCGAAGGTCGGTCTACGAGACTTGTCAAACTACTTCCATGTCACCAATCTCAAAGCTCACGATGCTCTACAGGACTGCGTGACCACCGCGGGTGTGTATCGCGGAATGCTCACCATGTTCACCCCAGTAACACCAGGATGTGTCAAATCTTTCGAGCAACCTGAAACCGACGCATAGATAAAAGAAGCCCGGTGTGATATTCAATATCACACCGGGCTTTTTCTATTTACGGGTCACGGTGCCATCCGAGTTTAATCAGAATCTTTGCAACGTCCGT